TCTCGTGTTTCGGTGAGATGTCCTCGCTCGATGGGTGTCTCTTGGCCGATGGTGTAGCGCAGTCCTTCACCAGTGCGGCTGAGTTCTTTGCACTTGAATCCCATTTCAACTCTTAGGGGTTGATCGTTGAGAGTCGTGCGTAAGTCAATGTAAGTGTTACCTTTGTCGTTGTGACTGTAATCGCCTAGCTTGCTAAATTTGCCTGTTACGCCAACCAAAGACCGGCTAATTGCTTCTCCGAGGGACGTCTTGCCTGAGTTATGCGTTACCGTGAAATCATCCAGAAGGTACAAACCATCCCTGTCTAAAGTGAATCCGTAGAAGTCATTTTCGTCCAAGTGTTTAATCGAAAATCCAGTAACGTTGTGTTGTCTGTTACTGTTCGATTTATCCGCTTTTTTGCGTAGTAGGTGAGTTGGTATGTCTTCTATACGTCCGAAAATAGACACGGTATAGCACCACGCACCATTACCTGTCTGGCATTTTTTGAATCTAGGTGCTGGTAGCCGAGCAGTGAACCCTAAACTACGAGCTAGAAAAGCAGTATCTGTAGCAATCGTTTTGCTGGTACTGTAGAAGTAAAAGCACTTATTAGCGTAATATCCATCAGAATCCAACAATCCTGATAGTAAGTTCAAGCGGTCATTTCTTGACGCTGTTTTGTATTGAAACGGTATGTGTTTGTTGTTTATTAAGTTGTACTCTTTAAGAAGTCTCAAAACTGTATTTTTCCCGGAATTTTCGAACCGGCCAGATCGCTTGTTTCTATTACGCCCAGCAGAACCTGCCGAAATGAAGATACTTTTGCAACGGGCTTGGTGCTTTTTTTGGCATCTGACAGATAGACCAAGTCGAGTGGCGTAGGATATCCATTCGTTTTCGACCTCTGCGTCAGCGGTTGTTATAGCTGAAGTTCTGCTATGGCCGTCTCCCAGCCATAGTCCTAGTATCCTTGGTGGTATTTTTAGGTTGCCCAGATTGCTGAAGTCTACGGCGTCGCTGGTGTACAGTTTGCAACTATCGCGCTTATGCCTACTCATGTTCAGAAAATCTTTAACCGAGACAGTGAAGTATCCTTTGGCGCATGGTTCGGTAGGCGCGTAGTTGCAGTGTTTTCTGCATCTTACAGAATTTTTGTCTACAATGTACTGTCCTGGAGTAAGGTAAAGTGCCAAAATATGATCTTCGTTGATGATAAATTCATGGCCGTGTAATGGCACTATTTTGAACATTTTGCCTCTCCCACGGCACAGCTTCATCACTTCTCTCGGAGCTGAATCTGGACCCATTAACTTGTCTCCAACCGTGATACTTTCTACGGGTGCAAGCCTACCATCGTGTAACAGAACCAGTTGTCCTTTGGCGTGGCACCCCACGGAGTCCATCTTGCCATTTGAGGCACGGTTTGATCCTGTAACCAAGACGAGACCCTTGTCAGGAAACTCTATTTCTGCATCGTGGACCTGCTGCCAGTTGCGAATGTGGATTGATTTAAGCGTCAGTTGAGCCATTCTCCTGCATAGAACGGATTTGTAGTTAAAGCATGAAAGTTGAAGATCTAGTATCAGTAATTCTGGAAGATGAAGGCGATAGTTTACCCGGGGCTCTGTTCTATTTTGATGGAATGGCCACAAAAGGATATTACGTATCCCCTCCTGAAAAAGGGGACATTCTTGCTAAAATTGTAGACATCATTGCCAAACTGCGCCCTGCCCTTTTTGCTAGTAACAGGGAGCTTCCGGATGCTGATCGGGTAATCGAGGCCATGATGAACCAGTATAATTTGATCGTAGCACTGAACTTCGAAAATGAAATAGCAATCTATTCCAAGAACTCCAATTTTAATTTGCCGGAAGAGTTCAATGATAAACTGAAGTACTATTTCGGTGCGACTCCGGAAACTGAAGCTGTGTGGTTTACAACACTGGCCAGCGAGACACCGATTGTAGCGAAGCTTTTCAAGTCGGATCAGCGTAAGAAAGACTCACGCGCTCCCTCAACGACTCCCAACGAGGATGAACCAGAAGTTCCGATCGCTTCTTTACTGGGTGTTGCCAAGCCAGCTGACCTGGCGACTGCGCCTTGGAGCCTCAGTGATTTAAAAAAGGTAGGTGCTAGAGGTAAGGCCAAACCCCTTAGCTATCACGATCGAGCTGATTTTAGGGGTCATTTTTGGGGACCGGACCGAGAACCGATGACGGGTGACTTGGATCAGTTAGGATATTGATGCGCTGTACTCACGACCCAGAGCATACGTCGTTTGACGAATTGTTTGCTAATTATTCGAATGACTTGCTACAGGCGGTGCAGACTGCTATCGAGGAACGGCTGACCTATGATCAACTGTTCAACGTGTCGGAGCCCAAGCGGGTCCTGCGCTCATTTACGGTTAAAGGACCGCCGCTTACCGTAGATGCTTATCAAGACGCCGTCTACTACATCTTCCGTTTCAAAGCGAGTCCGTCTACAGAACTCAGGCGACACGTTGGGTACGTCAAGTTCCACAAGCCCAAGAGAGGTAATCGACAAAAACCTCTACAAGATATCGAGGTCACGGTCGATTGTGATTGTAAGGACTTTCGCTACCGGTGGGCGTGGGCGAACAAGCAACGTGGATCAAGCCGGGTAGGTCCAAGCAGTTTGAACAAAGCGATCAATCGTGCTCCACGTATCACTAACCCAGGCAGCCGGCCAGGTCTTTGTAAACATTTGTTAGCAACGCGGCACTACATCTACGGCTTGCTATCAAACTTTCCTGCTGATAAGAGTCTGGATAAGGCAGATAAGCTGGATAAGCTGACAAAGTATGCTACTCGCCGATACATCAACTATGCCGCAGACTACGAGAAGGCTAAGGCGTTGGACCGAAAGTGGAAAGACTGGAGAATAAGGCGGCAAATGCAGGGTATGCAGCCTGCTGGTGGCTTGCCTCCACCGGCCGAACCGGAGCCTCAACCACAGATACCGAATGTTCAGCAACGAGAAATGCCTGTTCCTTTGCCACCGGAGGAAGGAATTCCAAACCCTCCGCAGCGATTGCCTCCGAATCCAGCCGGACGGCAGAGGCGGGTGCCAGAACCGCCACCTCCGGAAGAAGGTCCAGAAAATGAGATAGTGTGAGAACGATGCGTAGTTAGAGCAGACGGAAAATCAATCTTATGAAAGACGCAAAACTGATCGAAGCCCAAAAGATCGTCCAAGAAGTGGCGGACGAAATGGCGAAACTGGATGCTTCGGGTGCGCTTGATACGCCCGGTGTGGAGCCCTTTCCCGACGAAGCGGGTGACACCACTGATCTCGGGGGTCCGGAAGACCTCGCGGCCGGTCCGGAAGCTCCCGAAGACGAAGCGCTGAACCTCTTGCGAGACATTGCAGGCGGTATCGGACGTCTCGCCAACGAACTTGCTCCTATCGAACCAGAGGAAGACGAAAACGAGGGAACAGACGAGAAAAAGGAGCCCGGTGAGGAGAATCCATCGCTTCCAGAACCTACCAGCGACGAAATCGAACCGGCTAGCGGTGAGACCATGCCGGTTCCTTCCGGTGCGTAATAGGCTGACCATATGAGCTACCCAGGTGAATACGTCCAGGTGTATCCTAGAGTGCAGGATGTCCGTACGGCGGTAATCAGCGGGTACGTTGCTTGCCGTCTTCGCATTGAGGACCCGGTGTTTACGTCCGGCCGGACTACTTACCCAGCCGTCGTCACTCTGTCAAATCTCAGCACGACCAACACATTAGGCGTTGCGTTCAAAGAAACCAACGATCGTTCCGTCAGCGGAGTGCGTTATCTAGTAGCTGGCGATTATGCGGCGTCTTTGGTTCCTGCTGGTTTCAAAGAAGTGAAAATCACACCACGGCTCCCATTCCTAGAAGTGTGGGGCACGGATGGTCCAGCTGATATGCGTATGCACATCGCTTCCAAGACCCGTTGGGAAATTCTTGCGTTTGACAAGGATGCGGATAGCGCCTTCGTTTATCCGCCAATGTGGAACGTAAAACCGTCTCCGACTGCTGTGTCTTCTCCGTAACCGGGTTGAATGTCGTGAAACGTCAAACGACCGCTGGGCAACCGGCGGTCGTTGTGTTTTATCCCTTGTTGGGATCGCGAGCGGTGGAGACCATACCCTCGATGCTGATTCCTGGGCTTCCGTGCACAGCGTTTGAGGCTTCGATAGATTGGGTATTCAGCTCTATGCCCGGCGCAGTGCGGGGAGGTTCAATTACGTTCTCCATCCCATAGTATTTGGATTTAATCGTACTTCCCAGACAGGTATTCATCTCTCCTCGTTGTAGCGTCATACGTGAGGCGAGGCTGCCTTTCAGGTACGCTACGACGATGTTTTTTACATAGTAGTACCCCGACCAATCAGAGGTTCTTTTCTGTTCCGGACTGATATCCAGGAACAGCATGTCTCCGTGCCGTGCTTGAATGCTGTTGGGGAGCGTTACTTCTACTTCGTATGTGTTCATACGCGCATCTTCGTAGGAGTTGTCCGCCAAGGCTTGAATCTCCGCTTCCGGGTTCAGTGTTGTGTGATACGGAAAATTGATCTCAGCTCCTGGAAACCGTTCAATGTCAGGTATTGTATTTCCTAGTTTCAGTGTCCTGTTTCGGTCGGTTTTAATTTCTTTGAACTGACCCGTAGACGGCGAGTACGACACGAAACGGACGCCGGCAACGCCCTTATCTAGCATCATTTGACCTTGATCCCGTTTCAGAAGGTCTTTTCCTGTGCTTGAAAAGTAACGTAGAAGTTTTAAGTCAGTGTGATAGTCTGGTGAGTGATAATGCACAGTACCATCCTTGACGAAGAATTGGTAGTTGCCAAGGCCACGCTTCCCTTTTGAACGACGGAGCATGCGGTTTCTGATGAAGTCAAAATCCGATTGGAAGCTCTGAATGTAAAAACCTTCATAATCAGTCTCTTCGATGATGTGTTCTTGATTGTACCCATCGAGGATTCCTTGTACGATGCTGCTGATTTTACCTTTCCGAGTTACTACCCGGCTGACCTTGTCGAGTACCCAAAGGATGTCACAGGATGTGATTTCTACCATGTGACCTGAAGAAACTCCAAACCCCAGTGGAATTGCTTTGTACCCCGTGATGGTGTGCACCTGCCATGGCAGCCAGGTCGTAAGTTTGTCGCTGCCAAGACCAACTCGGCAGCGCATGAGGGGCGTGCCGCCTACCATGACGGTTTGGAGGAGTTTGTCTACATAATCAAACGATGGGGCGTTTAAGTAGTGTTTGTAGACAGCAAACCCCACGGTTGGATTCGACATGGAAGAATGGATGAGTTGAATTGTGCGGTCAATAACCGATACCGGCTCCGTAGACGGGAGGATGATTTCCAGCTGAACCAACCCTAGCGTCGACGATGATGATCCAGTGATATCCTTCACACGTTATCTACTAGACCTCGTCAACTGTTTGAAAGTACACCATAAGGTCTTCCAGGATGGAGTCTGGCACTTCTAACCCGTGAAACTCTATGTGTGCTTCTTCGCTATCCAGGTTCAAAGCGTCTAGGAGTTCGTTGACGGTGTCTTCGTTTGAGAGTAAAAGACGGGCTTCATATCCATTCAGGCGGACTTCGTCATCGCTGAATTTGACGAGGGCATAAGCTCCGGGTTCTGCTTCTATGTCCGAAGTAATACCTTCTTTCTTAAGTTCCTCGATTAGTTCGATAAGTGCTGGCGGCTTGTTCATACTCTTCTAAGAACTACACTTGACGTGTAAGTAAGGTGTGAGATACATAGAAAGAAAGGAATTTCTGTTTGATTCGGAACTGTTTCGCCGCTCAGACACTCAAACGGCTCTCAAGATTCAGCGGGAGTACGTGCAGCGGCACTCGGCTGTTCCTCCACCTAGGTTCTTTGAAATCAACAGGAAAGACCAGACCTACGACGATCTTTGGCATCAACCTGTAGACGAACGCATGAAGTTTGATAGGCAACTTGATATTCCCGCCATCAACACGTTCCAGAAACCCGATTGGAGAATCACCCGCCTGGGACTAGTACCGCAGCGTCGAGATAACTTTTGGCTGTCTAACTTGCACCTTCAAGAGTTTGATTATTTCCCTATTCGGGGCGATATAGTGTTCTGGAACGGGTACCGTTACATTATCTTGAACGCAGTCATAGATCCTACCGCCTACTGGCAGCAAACCAACGTCTGGCTAGGCATGGTGGTTGAGTGCGTGGTGGCCGTACAAGGTGATTCCCGTCCCGTTCAGAATCCTGGAGTGGCAGCACCGGCAGAACTGCTAGACACGAAGGCAAAGGCTAGTTTGTGATAGATGCCGCTGAAATTGTTGGCGGACCCCTGTCTCCGGCTGCTCAGAAGAGCGTCGCTAGCATATTGTTTACATGGTTGTCCGAAGTCGCTAGAAAGGCCAACGGGCCAGACCAGGAATCTGCTTTGGAAACAATGAGGGTGCGCATAGAGGAAATGTCCAAGTTCATTGAATTAGGGTTCAAAAACAGGAAGGTGGTAGTTATTGTAACGGGAAGAGGGGAATCGACACTGAGGCAGTTGCAGAACGGTACCAAATGGTTCGACCCTCATCCAGATGTAAATGGAATGATCGCAGTGGCAGCACTAAGTAGTTAGAACGTATGAAGAACATCAACGAAAATTTTTCCAGTGACCTAGAAGGGCCTGTGCCTGACAGAGCGCTTCGACGCCGAGACCCACGTGCCGCAGTTGAGCATCCACCGGGATCACCTGGATATGTTGATCATCAAAAGGTTGGCCGGCCCCACTATCGAAACCCAAACATGGATGATCGGGCGATCGAGCATCCACCGGGATCACCCGGCTACGTCGACTATCGACGTCGGATTGAATCCATCGAACTCAACAGAACTATGAAACAAAACATCAACGACTCCATTGAAAAGGTTTCTAAGGGACTTGGCAGAATGACTGTCCAAGAAGCCGTAGAAGAGATTCTCGGTGATTTTGTAAGCGTAGGCGATACCGTCGCCCTCGTAGACGAAGATACCATCAACGGGGGTTATGCCGGTGCCAAGGGCAAGATTAAGAAGTGCGATAAGAATTCTGCCTGGGCGGATGTGGAGCTGGAGAACGGCACTGTCGTTCAATGTCAGCGGAGTCTCTTGATTCCGGTCAAGAGCTAACTCGTTCGGCGCTATGCGCCGTGGTGAAGTTTGGTTTTTACGCTGGCCTTTGCGGGCCAGCGTGTTCTTTTTGATTCCGTAGTTAAAGTGTGGCAAACGAGACATTAACTGTCGAACAGGGTTCGCTGGATGTTTGCTCGATGCGAATTCATGAGCTGGCGCTTCAGAAGTGGCTCTATTCTAAATTTGTAGTGCGAGAGGGTTTTCCGGTGCCCGTGGTGTTTTCATCCCCCATGGATGCTTTTTCAGATTTCAAGACCCTTTGGAAACAAGACAAAAATCCCTTTTCCTACCTTTATGATCTGAAGGATGATAAGGGTACGCCGCTTTACGAGCCGTACCCGTCGATGCCCAAGTACCCTTTGATTTCAGTGCACCGTAAGGGTTGGTCATACCGCGCTTACCAAAACTTTTCTATTCACAAGTGGCGGTTCATCAACTGGCCAACGGTCAGTGACGATGCCAAACAATGTGATTTAGGCCACGTTACGGTCAGCCAAATGCCAATGGCTTGGGATTTTAAGTTCCAGGTTGATCATTGGTCTCTCTACCCATCGACCCAGGCATTTTTTGTAGAGAAGTTAATGCGAGCGTTCTGGCGCACAGGCGGATCACCTCAAACATGGATGACCTGCTATTACCCAGGGTGGGGACAGCAGTATATTCGGATGTATCTGGAAGCAGGCATCGACAGCGGCACTCCCGAGGATCTCGGTAACGACAAACAGGTGGAGTTCAGAACCACCTTCGGTGTGGTGGTAGAGGGATTCAGTGCTGATGTTAATTTTCAATTTCCGCCGGCATTTTGGACGCTTGTTATTGGCAAAAGCAGTGCGTCTTTGGCAGAATTGAAAGCGCTGGATGAGCCGATAGCAGTTGTAGACCTTCGAGCCAAAGCTGATAACCCAATCATGGAGGTTAGAGTGGATATTCCTGAAGGGTCGGCTTGCCAGGAAGAGTTGAGGAATTACGGGGCTCAGGCATGGACGACTGTGTGGTTTGGAACAAGTACCGGCGAGAGTCCCAATCCGAACACCAATCTCGATCCTGAATACACGTCACCAAGTGTTCCAATGTGGCCGGTTAATCCGACCATCACGTTTGCGGGCGTGTCTCCTATCAATCCATCGTTTCACTATGGCATACAGTCTATAGAATCTTGGGGAACTCACACACTGGTGGCATTATGATGTATACAGTCTTGATGCTCAGCATTGAGTTTACACCGTGTGACTGGATGAGACTGTTATGGAGGTAAGGATGATGTAGTTAAAGCAGAAACAGACACGATTTATGGCCAATACAGTTCAAACAACATTCCCGGGGGTCTACACTGCGATCCGTGATCAGTCTTTTCTGCCGCCGTCACCCGCCCGCTATCGTGCGGGGCTTGTCGGTGTAGCTTCGAAAGGCCCGTTCGACCTGGCAACCCGCATTCGCTCTCTCAAAGAATTCCGTCAAACGTTCGGGGAACCTGTGGATTCTCAGACCGTGGGCTTTATTACTACCGATTTCTTTTTGGCCGATGCAGTTGGTATGATTTCCGATTTCACGGACGGCATCTATATCGTTCGGGTAGGTCACGAGTACGAACCGGTTGGCGGCGCTGGATGCTCGGGATGGGCAGGCACTGGGGCAGACCCTTACGGAATATATCACGTTACGACGGGCACCACTGATCCTTATCACACCATTTACACGTCCGCAGGCGCTGCCCTGGCGGTCAAGTCTGTTTACGACGTTCATTCAGAATTGTGGATCAAAGTCACTGAAGCTGGCAAGCGCAGTTCGGTTAACTTGGCGGTCAGCAACAGCAAGACTTCGGGTTGGGATGGCGCAGTTGGTAAGGCGTACATTAACACACAAGCTGGTGCAGACAACGAATTCCTGGACAACTATGTTAGTGGTGATTTGGAATATAGTACTCTTACGGACGCAGCGAATCATGCTCAGACAACCCTTTACGGTTATCAGTGGGGTAACGGTACAACGGCAGGTCTACCTGTTTTCACAAGCCTGACCAATAACGTGTATGGCACAAAAGGTCAGTTCAAGTTATGGTTGCAGTACAACACCACCACAGGCACTCAGTACCCGAACGCCTCGTTTGCGCTCCAAATCGGTGATGTTCTGAAAATCGCTCAGACCAGTCAAAATATCACTTACGAAGCTCGTATCAAGCGGATCACAGGTGGTATCATCACGGAAGGCGATGAAACTGCCCCGGTAGGTGTTACCGACGGTTACACAATCTATTTTGAGCCATCTAACATTGCGCAGATTGGTTACCAAGCAGTGCCTTTGGCTGATAATTATGACGCCGGTGACGGCACATTGGCCGGTCGAGCGAATCTCTACAAAGTCAAGACACCAACTGGTGGTGAAGAGCCAACCAAAGTGGTGTACGTCACGGCAGCTACTGACGGTGAATGGGCGAACGGATCCGATAAGACTATCGGTTTGTATGTCAAGGTTCTGCCGGGTTCGAAGGCCGGCACCAAAAAGTTTGAAGTGTATGAGAATGCTGCGTTGGCGGAAGTTTGGGATAACCTTCTGTTCTATGCTACCGACAACCCTGCTTTGGACATCGCTACAGATTTTGTTGAAACCAAGATCAACGATGTCTCTCAGTATATTACCGTGGCGGTCGTTACCAGCACTGGGTTAGTTCCGGCCAACACCAGTGACCCATGGGACACAACCATGGTGCCTCAGCGGGTGGACGATGTGACAGTTCGGTCTATGCCTTGCAAAGCCGTAACTGGCACGACCGGTGACAGCCCAGGACAGATCAACCACGGTGGCACGTTCGGGAAGCACGGCAGCTTTTTGGACGGATGGAACGGTCAAATCGTGGATGCTTCGGATATCGTAGGCGGGTACGACCCAATCACAGATACTCTTACGGGTATTAAGCAGTTCGAAGACATGGATACGGTCAACGTGGATACGCTTAGCGCACCCGGCTATACGCATAATGAAGACGTCGGCCAGGCAGTTCGTCAAGAGTTGATTCGTGTCGCGGCCAAGATCAACGCAATGGCGCTGATCGACATTCCAGACAATCTCAACCTCTACCAGGCAACTGATTGGCACAACGGCTACGGGCAGTTTTCTGCCGAAGGTCGGATTGACAGCCGTAATGCCGCCTTTTACTGGAACTGGTTCGAGGTAAGCGACCGTTTCTCCTCAGATCCTACGTCTACCAAATGGTTACCGCCTTCCATCGGTGCTATGCGGTGCCTTGCCTATACGTTTCGTAACGAGAAGCCTTGGTTCGCTGCTGCGGGTGAAAACCGCGGTCTGCTTCCTGAGGCATTGGATGTCCGATACCGTAAAGTTAGCGCCGAAGCGAAGAACAGTTCGTACGGCGATACGAATTCTGTCAACGGCATCTACCTCAACCGTAACCGTATCATGTTGTTCGGCGAGCGCACGATGCAGCGAGCAGAATCCAAGCTGACTGCGGTTCATTCCATGATCCTGGTGAATTACATCGTGAAGGGTCTGTCGGAGCTTGCCCGGACGTTCGTGTTCGATCCAAACGATCCCGAATTGCTTCAGCAACTCACTTTGGCATTCACGGAATTCCTGGACAAGATCAAGAACGAGCGGGGCATGGAAGGATATAGCCTCGTGATTGATGAAACTAACAACACGCCGGATAGCAGGAACCGCCGGGAAGTGATCGTTGACCTTTACCTCATCCCGACTGACTCGGTTGAGCGCATTTACATCAATGCAACAGTGCGTGAATCGGGCGCAAATCTGGAAGAGGTTAATGCTTAACAAGTAACGACTTATGGGAAACCGCATTAAATTCAAAAACACGTTCGGTTCTCAGGACGCTCGTCTTGACCTTCAGCGGGGTGACCTGTTCAAGTTCAAGATTCAGTTGCCTGCGGCATTGAACATGAAGTGGGAGAACGAGGTGGAGTTCGCAGTCGAGAATTTTCCGTTCCCGGCCCGTACTAAAGAGACCATCCCTATCAAGTACTTGCAACAGACCAACCATCAAATCGGTGCAGACGCTGCGACCGCTTCAGTAGCGGTACTCGTCCGCTATGCCTTCTCAACTCAAACTGCGAAAGCGCTGGAGTCGTGGTTTTGGCTGATTTCAAATCCGCTAACCGGTGGTGTGGGTCTGACTTCTCAAGTCAAAGCGAAGGGGTACTTCATCTGGATGGTGCCAAACATGGCCCGGCAAATAGCTGACCTTACTCAGACTTCGAATTCCACAACTGAAGCTCAGGACGTCATGAAGCCAGGTTTGATCTATGCGCTGGAAGGTGTCTGGCCATCGGGGCTAAAACCGTCGGACGCTGACATGAAAACAGGTAATACGACGGTCCATATGGAATTTACCTTGATGATAGATCGGTACTATCCCGAAAGCTTGGACAAAATGCTTGTCACGGTGTAATGAATGAGACCTCAAGGACTAGTCACCGTAACCCGAATTCTTGATGTCGGTGGTAAAGAAATCCCGCTTCAACGGGCAGTAGACTATGGATGGATTCACGGTGCTCAGCGGGCTCCACCTGGTTGGGGTATTGGCCGTGAAGAAATCAGTTTAGGTAGGAACTTGTTTCTTGATCAAGGAAGACAGTTGATCTGTTTCTGCTTAGGTTTCAGAAATCCCATCTCGGACTATACGCTTCAGAAGTTTGGGGTAGGAACTGGAATTACTGCCGCCAATGTCACGGACATCTCTCTGGAAGCACCTATTCAGCTAGCCTCTCAGTCTGATGCTACCACAGCGCCGATAGACTCTATTGATTTCCTGACGCCGTTCGTTCTACGAGTGGCGTACACTATTGCTTATGGTGATGCAAACGGATATTTGATTCGTGAAAGGGGTTTGTTTTCGGGTAATAGCACGATGATTGCCAGACACGTGAGTGCGGCGGGAATTAACAAGACGTCGGACTTCAGCCCGATGCTGACCTGGAGGCTTCGATTTTGATGAATGCCATCATAAGAAAGATGTTGGGTGAAGACCACATACCGAGTGGCAGTTGGCCTATTTCAGGCGGTCACCACGAAGGTGATTCCGATCTGCCGAAAGAAAGCAAAGAAGTTGAGCTGGCCCGCACTATTTTGAGCGCAGCGAAGCAACTGCCGGATTCCCCGGCTAAGGACAAGATCGTGCAGGCAGCAACAGAACTCAAACAGATTCATGCTCAAGCGTAGTTAAAACAGAAAGATATATCCATGACAATTTTGATCTGTGACACCCAGGTTTGCGGGGAAACTGTCAGCACTTTGTTCAGTGTGCTGCAACAGGGTCCCGTATCAATGAACATCATCATCAAGAACAGCGGTGTAAACACTTTAAACTATCGCTTGCAAAATTTCGATGGCACGACGTGGGCTGACCTAGGTGCCAGCGGCACAGACTACTACAACACATTGATCCAGAATCAGGTGCGGTCGTTCAAAGTCTCGTCGAGCTACCCACAGGTGCGGATGGTTGGAAATGCTTCGGGCGGCGCTTACCTGGAATTTTCAATTATGAGGTATGCGGATCGAGCAAGCGGCGGGGCCTGTCCGATACTTACGCTGTAACGCTGTCGATGATCTCATCCAGATTGTACTGGGTGTAGACTTTCTGGTAGATTGAACGAAGACCTGGTAACCCCAGGTCTTCGATGTTTTCAGGGTTCATCCATCGGATGGGGGTGGGCTCAGCGACTCCTTCAACACTGGTATGCAGCAGAGTCAATTCCAGAGACGTGTAGAAGTCGTTTTTCAGCGACGCTGGTATCTGAGCGTCGATAGTATCCAGTGCCTCCTCGAATGACATGGTTTCGGTCACACTTTGAAACATCCGATTGACTTTCCTTTCACCCCAACCTCGAATACCTGGAATGTTGTCGCTGCGATCACCCACGATTGCCAGGGCGATGGCTATTTGACTGGGGCGTTTCACGTGCATCTTCTCGACGATGGCACGTTTGGAGATTAAACTGCCAGCGTTCAAGCAGTAGTACTGGATGTTGCCACCATGAAGTTGACGTAGGTCTTTGTCTCCCGAGATCACGATTACGTTCCGTGCGGTGCTCTTGAAGGCAGCGGTGGCGACCAGATCATCTGCTTCCTGTCCTAAAATTTGGGAGTGAGCCACACCCAGCAGGGCGGTGAGTAGTTTTTTGAGCTCTTCCATCGTGGGATGATAATCGGTGGGCTTTTCGGCATGTCTCTTGTTAGTCTTACGACCCATGTCCCAGCAAAACAACAAACGGGTTGCTTTGCCATTAAAATTGTCTACATCTAGGATGTTGAGCACCGACACGATTGCTCTTTTTAGGGTGATTTCGCGGACCATCTCAACGCCTGGCTTATAGCAAGAGAACCAAGCACGAGCGAAAAGTGAATTTCCGTCAAACAAAAAATCTGTGCCGCTAATCATGATCTCCTGCTTTGTAGTTCTGCATCCTCTTTTTCTCCTCGTTCCTTCGCCCAATCCATGAACTTGTCCAGGATGTGATCAGGCACATTGGAGAGATCGACTGTGAATCCTTTTGCCGCCCAAGCTAGAATGAAGATTTTGAACCATCTTGCTTCCAGCGAATGATAGGCGGCGTCAACGAAAAAATGGCTGGTCAATCACCAGTTCGTGCTTGAACTTGGTACCGCAGCCTTTGCATTGATGCCACACCGTGGTGTCCAGACGGGGTTCCTTCGCTTCAATGGCTTCCTCGATATAGGTGGCATCCTTCGGGGACAAGCAGTCGTAATAAGTGACGAGTTCGCTGGGTTCATCCCAGACACTGTCGTTGACCGACATAATGGAACGAATGATTCTAGCGATGCGATCCGGCACTTTAACCCGGTCCGTGTCTTCCCGGGCAAGAATGGACTTTTCGTCTTTGACGTTCAGAGGTCGGAGCTTGATAACGTCTTTGCAGTCTGGCAGGGTGACCATGTCCCAGCCTGGGTAATCGTTCGGCTTCTCGTTTATCTTGACGAGTTCGTCTGGCACCCTGATAGTCTCAGTATCTTGTCGCTTGCAGGAAGGACATGAAGACTGGTACGAGACTTCGCTGTTGTAGCGTAGGGCACGCGACACTAGCAGCACAGTGTTTACATCCCCGAGAAGAAAATCATCCAGAGGGCATCCGTTCAAATCCGCAACCCGACTAACCAATTCGGTAAGAGCGCTGCCGGGGCTTTGTTGGCGGGCTTGCTGTGTGAGCCACTCGTCGATTCTGCTATCCCATGGGAAAATCGTTATGTCACCTCCTGGGAAGGCTTTACGGTTAGCAACTCCGCCCGAAAGAAGTCGGATCACTCGCTTGAAAGCGTCTCTTCGAGGGACCATCTGCGACATATTGGTTTTAATCATATAGGTTTGTTGCAGTCATTATCTGTAAGAACGGCGTTTTATCCATGCCTACATAGAACCGAAAACCGTCTTTGACACTAGATTCGGTATGAGAGGAGTAACGATTGCCGAACAGGGTACGATGGGGGTGCCGGTGGGTGAGCCGTTGTTACCGTTTGAGTGAACGTGAGTGTCAATCCAGGTCACCAGAGTGGTCAATAGGCTCATGAGCAGAGTGCCACCCAGCATAGGTTGAAGTCCTGCGGTGCCTATGTTCGTGATGCCACCTTTGATTTCCACTACGGGAGCGGTGATCGACGCTGAGGCGACCGAGGTAAGGTCGAGAGTAGTTGAAGATTTCAGTGACATACCGCGGGTTGAAGTTACTGAAAATTCGCCCAGGGAAGTCACTTCCGTGTTATCCAAGGAAGATAGCTTGAACGCTGATCCGGACGTGATTTTGACGTCACCGCCGGTTGTGGTGAGGAGATCGAAGTCTCCACCCATCAGTGAGATACTTTCAATTGCTTGAATGTTGAAGTCTTGTAGAACAAACGTAGTAAACGTGCTGGAGGTGTCATCCAGCTCCAGGGAATTACCTTTAGGGGTGGCCAGCTGAATTTTGCCATCGTAGGAGGCGGGCTGTCCAGAATCGGTCAAAACGACTCGGTACCCACCCATGGTGGTATGGATCAGTTGGCTCTTGTTGAGTTCCATGACGTGTCCGTAGCGGGTTAATGCGGCACGTTCTGGTTTCTTTCCAGTGGTTGAGTAGACGTTGACTTTGTACCTTGCTGCCTGTGCGGTGGTTTGCATCATCCACGACCACACCGGCTTCTCGGGTTCCCCGTCCAGAAACCATACAATCACCTGGTCGCCGGGTTCAGGTATCCAACTGATCGCACCGGATAGGGCAGAACCTCCTTGCGGTAGGCCCGAAGGCATGGCCCAAGGAAGGTTGTCGATGCTGATTGATCCGATTTCGCTGCCGGTAGCTCCATAAGCGTGCGGTACTCGGACTTTTAAGCGCCCGAGTCGTTCAGGATCGTCGTTTTTCTCTACGAGCCCAATATAAGCTCCAGTGAGGTTCACCATGCTTTAACTAGCATGTTAGGTGATGGGTTCAAGTAGTTAAGGCGTGGGATCACGAATGCGATTTCAAGAAAACGTGTGGGGTAAGCAAGGGTCAGAAAGCGCCTTGGACGCCCAAAGGTCTGATCTGTGGTCTATAAACATGGTCAATGTTGTAGAGGGTGTTAAACAAATTTCTACAATGGAGATAGGTACGCTGGAGCCTTATTATGCAAGGTCAGTTGTACTTCCAGAGATGAAGATGAAGCCGGAATCAGTGCGGCGTGACTCTCGGTCCTATATGATGCCAGGATTTGATGAAGCGTTGGACTCCATTAAGATAACTTTTCTGATGGATGCGTGCGCTTATCGGACGGAGTCAAAGATTTATCGTTTGCTGACTTTGTGGAGAAAATTAGTGAGAGCCGGGCGTGGTCCAATGTCTAGTGAGATGTCCATCGACTTAAACGATAATTACCAACTTCCATACGCCTTCTCAATACCGGTCACTCTTCTACGTGGTACTGAACTTAAAGCCACGGCAATTACGTCAGCATCACTTTTACCTCCTTTTGCCAGTACCAGGCAAAAGGTGGATGATCAAGGTCTTACAATCTCTCAGCAGCTTACGCTGGAGAACGCTTGGTTGTGCGGATTCAAACTTTCGGAACTGAGCTATGCGACCGGAAATCAGATAACGACCATCGACGCTACTATCTATGCTACGGATATTCTAGGATATGGTGATACCCAGATTACTTCACCGTACCCAACACATTAGACATGATCTAATTGGATGGTACGCTCCATACCGGAATTAACTGAACAGGCTTGACTTCTTCAGGCTTGTGCTCCTTCAACCTTTCGCAGATACTGAGCCCGATAGACGCTTGACAGCTGCTATCCTCGTACGGGACAGACTCCAGAAGAAGGGTTGGGGATGCTGTTGCCTTCTTGGCAATGTCGATATATGCGTTCAAGTTCATCTGTTCTAACTACGGTAGCAACATGAAAGGGCAAGCGCTAAAGCAGGCAATCAGCAATCTGTTTGGGATTGTGAAAGACCGGTCCACGCCCGAGGAGCTGGTGTTCATCTGTCCCGAACCGGGATGTGGTGATCGCACCGGTAATCGCTCAGCGAATCTGCGAAACGGTAAAACGTCGTGTTGGAAGTGCAACAAAGGGGGTGACTTCGTCCGCTGGGCCAAGCACCTAGGATACAAGATTGACGGCATAGTGGTTCCAGAGTCGTCTGTGGAGGCGTTTGAGCGTCAGGTGGAACAAACATCCGTCCCGAAGCTCGCAACGCTTGTCTACGCCCTCGTAAAGATGCCGGAAGGGTTTGTAAGGTGCCAGGATGCCCCTCAGTCTGTATACACTCGCCTGATAGGCACTATGGCGCAAAGAAAGAACCTTACGCTAGACGATCTCATAGAGGTAGAGGTTGGTTTTACCCGTCAAGGCAGATGGGAGCCATTTGCCATCTTTCCAGTGATTGAACGAGGCAGGACGGTCTACTACCAGGGACGAACTTATATTGATGAACCCGGTAAGACTACCAAGAAGTTTCCTTCCCGTCACGAGTGTCCGGTGTCGTCTAAATTTTGGGTCTACAACATTGACGCTGTGAAGAATCCTGAAGTGACTAAGGTGGTGGTGGTAGAATCCATTCTCAATTGTTTGTCACTTAAAAAGCGGTTTCAGGAGCTAGGTGTCATGGATACGGTTCCAGTCTGCGTTTTCAAACATGCTGTAAGTCGTGAGCAAGCACGCAAGTTGTTTAAGCACAAAAATATAGATGAGGTTGTACTGCTTTTTGACCGGGATGCGATAGAGAAATCCTGGGAGGATGCTGCGGATCTTAATTTGTTCAAGACCGTAACGATAGCAGAGATGCCTGAAGTGCCCGGGAGACCGAAAATCGATGCAAACGATGACGTTGACCTTGCTTTGGAGGCATTGGCTCGTAGAACATTGTTTAAGGCGGCTGATAAGACTCTACGGGAGGCGGTGCCAGTACCGATCAAGTACGATCTCAGTACCCTCAACTTCGATTTGACAGTGTGAAATGTAGACGTACGAGACTTGGTTCTTACCAACATGATACTGAAATTGTTCGGACAACGAATCGCACTTATCGAAGTGAAGGAAGAGCTTGAAGGCTCGATCCTCTTACCTGAATCCAGGACCCGGTCGTTTTATATGGGCCGTGTTACCGTAGTGGGTGATGGACGGGATCCGGACGGCACGGTCAAACCTATGTGGGTGAGTGCTGGAGACCTGATTATGTTTCAACTAATCGGTGCTCAGGCCATCGCTTCACAATTCGTCCACGACGACAACAAGGTGCGCATCCTTCATCAAGGAGATGCTATCGCCCGCTTGAAGTCCAACATGATCAAGTTGGAGAACTTCGAAATTCTAGGTGACTGGGTGCTCTCCAAGGTGGACATGCAGACCGGTACTACGTTGGTTGTTCCTGACTCTGCTCGTCAGCCCAATATGTTCACGTTCAAGCTAGAGCAAAAGGGTGCTGGTGTCGAGCATGACATTCAGAAAGGTGAAGAAATTTATGTTGAGCGTATGCGTTGTAACCCAATTGAGATTGACCGAGTGACATACGCCTTTTGTCATAAGAACGACGTGCACGGTGTGGTGAAATCATGATCGGCCCTATGTCTAGCGCCCGAGAAATTTTGGAGCATCTGTGCTCTGAGGGAGACGATGTGTGGCAGACAGGCATGTTGGGGTTGATGTCTACAACTATTTTTCCGATTCTGGAGGCGTGGAGTGATCATAGAAAAGTAGAAATTGTAAAAAAGAACGATCGGAAGGGAATCAAATTGATCGATCACGTGGTTATTGGAGACTATGACATAACACTGTGGAGAGTACCGGTTGAGACAGACTTTTATTCCACTGGCATACTTTGGGCAGTGTCTATTAACTCTGATCAGCATGACCCGTCGGATGCAAATGTACAAACGCTTAAATTTCCTGGCTCTTCTCTGAGACATTTGCCGGCGGATTCCATTTCGGAAGTTTTTCGAGGATGGATTGAAGAATATGGAAAGCTAGCGGTAGGAACAGTTAGTCTTGACAGGCTTTTGCTTTATCGCCGAATATGTGTTCGAGAGGGGTTTCGAGTAACCGATATGAACCCTAATTTGCCTCGGGCAGGTTTTTTTATCGAGTGACAGACTTATCGAGTACAGTCGAAGAGGCGCTCCTAGGAGCGCCTCTTGTGTTTGCGGAAGTGTTGAACTTACGCAGGAGTTGGTTCGAAACCACCACCAGCCGCACCACGGTTGAACACCGTGCTGGTGCTGTCCGGCGGAGCGCCCCACTTCTTTGTGAGAGTCGGTGCGTCGAAGGCTTCATCCACACCCCAGCCCCGGCGACCCATTGTAACGATGTCGATACCTGCTCCACGCAGGTCGGCCTTGTTGCGAAGGACCACAGAGACATTGGCTTTCGTCGCACTCGCCACGGCCGATGAGTTACGTCCTGAGCCGAAGAAACCGACTCGCTTTGAAACGAGACAGTAAGATTTGGTCTGGACGCCCTTTGGCACGACGGTGAACCACGATCCGACATCCGCATAACCTGAAGTAGTTGCGCCAGCTTTCTGTTCGCGCACCATCATGTACAGCGTGTTGTCGCCCGTGTTTTCTACGACGAGATCGAAGTTACCGAGACGATCATTGATAGATTGAGCGTAGCCGGCCAGTTTTGCGGCGTCTACACCGAATCCTATACTTGAGACTTGATTCATTGTGTGTTGTTGTGTTTGTTGAGGTTACGTTGTAGCGTGATTGCTACCTGCGGAAACGGCATGTCCCCGAAGATGGTTGGCTAGGCAACAGGCCCAGGTTAAAATTCTTTTTCACGACCTAATAACACACGCACCGCCCGAGCACATCAAAGAAGACTGACCAGTCAAAGGCGATTGGTGTGCTATTAACTTTCCATGATGTCTTTACCGAATTGTAGAAGGTCTTCTTCGCTAACTTCTGATGCCGTACCACTGACCGGGTGTTTGCGCACGTAACGAAGCATTACGTCGTGAATCCCCCATCCTTTGACCTCAACCGTAGTGCCGGTAGACTCGACCGTTGCGGTCACGTCGTAGGCATAGACTGGCTCAGCGGCTCCACTTGACGGAGAAGCGTAGAACCGCTGCGCTTCTTCCGGGTCGGAGATCGTAACCTTGAACCTATCCTCAGTGGCGTTGATGTCGATGTTTTCAAATTCAGAAACTTTGACTTCGACATATTCAGGATATCCAGTCAGCGGTATCCAGTTGACCTCACATGTGTCAGTGTCTACAATGGCAACCCGTTTTCTCTCTCCCGCCTCTCCCCAGTTTTGCTGGAAAGGTGATCCGACGTAGTGAATCGTTTTTCTAATCGACTGGGGAGCGTGCACATGCCCGAGCAACACCAGGTTGGCGAATCGCATCTTCTTTACGTCAATACCCGTGACCGCTTGTCCGCTGTTCATCTGGCAGCCTAATACCTGAAAATGGCCCAGCAGGATGTTGGGACCTTTGCAGCGGGCCTGTTTTTCCAACCAGGTAATCAGCTCGGCATCGTTGGCCGGGTAAGAGGCACAGTGAATAGTCGTGTTTCCACAAGCATAGGCGTCGGTGCTTTTGACCACTGTAAAGTAGGGCTTGAACACCTCAGAAACGTCAATAGCAGTCGAGCGCAGGAATTGATCGTGATTTCCAAGCAACTTTATATTCCAGTCAGACCGTGGAAACTTGGAAATTCCCGAGAGAACGACATCCAGGGAAGGAACGGGTATCGCCGATCTATCGTCTAGTGTGTCTCCTAGGTCTACCAAACCACCACACTCGTATTTTTTGTAGATGGACAAAAGATCATCATAGAATTTTCTCACTCGGAAAGTTTGTAGGTCGATTGATGGATTCGATCGACACCGTTCATGAGAAACAGTTGCTTGTAAGTCACCGTATGCTAATAGCCTCATACAGACGTAAAAGAACCTAGACTGTGCCGTAGACATTTACCGTTAATTGCGTAGACAATACTGTTGATGGACTGACTCCTACTTCTATTTGATGCGCCACAGGGTTTTACGTTGTTTAGCAGCCTGTACATAGGTTCTTTAAGGTATGGATGGGAAGTATGTCAGTGTGTGCTCAGTAGAGATCGACGGTGACCCGGTCATAGCGGTCGATGTTCAAAAGCCTGGTTGGCTGCCTATCTGCCCGTCTGTGAATCAAGATTGGTTGAAGTCGGTCTTGCCAGAAGTGATTCGTCGCTACATACGTCGCAAGACCGTAGTTAAAGTGTGAACATCGCTGCATTTGCAACTCTGTTGCTTGAGACCAAGGCAAAGTCCAAGGACTTCGACACCAAAGTCGAAGTTTTTCTTAATCGCCTTTTGATGCGGATTTTTTCTCAACCCTCTCTGCTTACTTACTTGTCAAATGTCGGTGTAATCCCCAAAAAAGAAGGTAAGGAATCGCCCGAAACAGAGGACGATGATAGTGCTATCCGCCCGGCCGGAGAAGAAGACGAAGAGTCACCGGTTGAACTGGAGCAAGGTGAAACCGAGCAGCCGACCGACAAATCGGAAGATGATGACGGTAAGCGCCATGGCACTGTCACTGTGCAGTTGGATTTTCAAAAACTACCCGAAGAAGCGATTGAACCCTTAAAGAAGCTCATTGCCTCGCCCAACGAAGTGAAGTTCTTCAAGTACATCAAGAAGGGTGCCGCTCACGTAGGACTCGCCTTCGATTTGTCACCAGACGACATGCCTGGCGACGAGTACGACTACGCACAGTGACGGCGGCTGTTGTTCCCCGAAGTCCTTTACTGACCGATTAGTGACTGTCAGGGCTGCCCACCTAAGTGGTTTATCCTGACCGCTTTTAGCAGCGTTCCACGAGCACTCCATCCAGACGAGGATGTGTTGACCCCATGCTAGGCGTGTCGGACGCCTATTAGACTGTCAAAGAACAACCACGATCAGAAAGCGGCGGACTTGGGTTTCCATGTCCCAATGCCCGCCGCTTCGTTCGTTACTGCTAACGACCCGCTCAGTGCGGGAGATTCGTCACTACCCCAAAACGAATCTTCTGACCGGCATTATGTGACAAACGGTGCCACGTTCGATGCCATGTCAGAATCGACAGTACGGTCACCGGTGTGTAGGTACGCTAACCGTCCCGAGATGTAGTCCAGGACGATCTTACGGCAAAACCGGTTTGCACTCAGTACGTTCACGATAGGACGTGTGCTGAGGTCTTTGTCCAACCATGCTTTGGCCGATCCTGGCATCCGAAACGACATGACTGTGTCTTTGCGATCTTTACTCATATGTTTACTAGAACCGATTTCATCGGTATTTCCGTTCTTGTATCATAGGAATGTTCGCATTGCAACTAAAATCTGAACGTAGTTAGAGCAGACGCTTATGGCCAGTAACATCATTGGAACCAATCTTCTCAGCTACCTGGGGTTAATCGGATCAGCCGGAGTTCATACCGGCTCGCTCGTGCCCCGAGCACAGACCCCACAAGCGAACCAGGAGCTTTTTCGTGATTTTACGGATGCTGGGCGGGTCGCCGACCCGGACGTTTGGACCCGCTATCACCATGCCTTAAAGCGTCCTACGACCTTCGATGCCATGTTGCAGCTTTGGGACGAAATGGCGTCCTGGGACCTTATGGCTGCGGCTCTTGTCGAAATTGTAGACGAAGCGACCCAGGTAGACGGAAATTCTCCGGCAACTGTTTGGTACCAATGCAATGATCGTGATTTTGAGGATTCACTGAACCAAATGCTTGTTAACATCAACGCTGAGGATGTGATTCAAAGCCAGGTATGGCATTTATCGGCCCTCGGCAATCATTTTGAAAAACTCGAATATGCTCCCGAAGAAGGAGTTATGGGATTTTCGTTTGTGCATCCTGCCGATATTCGCCGGTACTGGTTGGAACGAAATCGAAAGTGTATCGGGTTTCGTTGGGCAGGGCACAAGCCTTCCAAAGAGTCCGCTTTCGTTATGCCAGACAATCAGACGCCCATTGAACGGGTGGCACTGACGGACGGTAAAGACACCGAGGAACTATGGTACCCGTGGGATTTCTTGCACATGCGCCGCATGTTTCGTCTACGCCAGTCTGAGCACGGTGAACCTGTGTTCGATGAGGCACAGGGCATTTACAAGAAGCTCAAAATCGCTATCGACCAGATGGTTGTGCATCGTGCTCAGGTGCAGCCTGACCGCTATGCGATCAACATTGACGTCAAGGAGAGCCCGCCTGCCGAGCAGGCAAAAATTGTGCAGCGGTGGAAACAGGCACTGCGTGCCAAGCTGGCCTTCGGCCAGCAGTGGAATCAGTCCGGTCAGAGCAATACTTTCAACTCGCCGGTTGGGTTCGATTCTTTCTACAACGCCTGGTCACTAGACACGATTCTATGGGTAGCCCGGCCGACCGGGTTCAATCACGTAGTAGAAAAACTTCAGGGCACCCAAAACGTACCCGATATCTATGACATCGAGCTGTTAACCGATTTGTTTTATTCGATTATCGGCATGCCTCGATCATGGTTCTCTGCCAAGGGCGGGGATGGGTCTAGTGGCGGAGAATCTCCTTCCGGCAAGGCGCTCCTGGCACAAGACATGCGGTTTTTGCGCAAAATCAAGTCTATTCGCCGTCCTATCATCAACTGTTACACATGGATGGGTTACTTTCATGCCGTGTTGCTTGGCAAGGACATCCGTCAGTTGGATATTCGGGCGATGATGCCGCCGATCGGTGGGTTGGAAGAGCAGATGAAGCTGGAGATGCTGAAGGTTCAGGCAGAAGTCCTGGGGATGATGGCAGATGTCATGGATCAGTACTCATTGCCCAAGGAGGCGTGGGTTGAAATCATCTTCAAGAAGTACTTGCATCTGCCGGACGACATTGTAAACATTTTCATCACGGCGCTGCCTGGTGAGGAAGAGCCAATGCCGGTAGAAAGTCTACAGCGCCCCCGTTTACCCGCCCCTTACTCCTACAAATTGATTCGTCAAATTCAGGAGAAGGTGGGTAATAGCCCTGAGATCGGTAAGCTCCTGACCGAACTCAAGAGCACGATCTTCGGTGAGGATGACCGACGCGCCATCAAGATGAACATGCACCGATGCAAGAAGCTAGACGAAGTCGTCGGGCTGCCGAAGATGAAAGATTTCGACCTGATCGTATCATCTTATGGAAAACATCCATTCGAGCTGAAACGTCTTAGCGGCGAAGGAAAGCCAAATAAGTTTCAAGGCACGAACATGAAGACGCCCCTGTTAGAAACTTTGCAGGAAGCAAGCCAACCTGTGTCCGAGGGAGTTGGGGCCGATCAGTACCGCCGTTGGATGAACTTGTAATGCTCACGTTCACAAACTCACTCTTGGAGACCCTGACCGACCAGACTGCGTTGGTGCAGGGTAACGCTACGGGTGCGGTGATCACTTTGGACTACTATCTGCGTGAAAGCAACACATCGTTGCCGTTCCAGGCGGTGTATGCTATGCTAAATTGGAACGATGGGTCCGCACCGTGGGAATATCCCCGGCAGGTGCAACCACTCCATATTGATGCTTCCAAGCTGCTTCGCAACGGTCAGTATTATGTGACCGTGATGGGCAGAAACTACGTAACTCCGCACTACGAGATCGTGATGTTTACTCTCAACCTCACGATCTTTCCGAACTACACGATTGACAACCCTCCATTCTACATTTATGGACCGATTTTGCCGAGGGACACAGGTTCGCCGAATAGAGATACGTGGTTGTTCGATATTGGCAGTGATATAAAGATTTTAGAGTCTTCGGTCAAGATGCTTCTCAAGACCAAGAAGGGAGAGCGAGTCATGGAGCCTCAGTACGGCACCAATTTGCAGCAGCTACTTTTTGAGAATGATCCGAAGACCGTCATTGGACTAGCCACCCAGGAAATCATTTCTGGTTTAGCTCGTTGGGAATCCCGGGTCGGAGTACTCAGCGTGGATGCGACTAACAATGGAGACCGCTCAGTCACTCTCAGCCTGGTGTTACTGTCAAAAATAAGTCAGCAGTCCTTTCAAGTGAATATGGTGTACGAAAAATGACGGACGGGAAAAACACAATTACCAGAGCGAAATGGGTCAAGAGCTACATGGATAAATGTGGCATGACCTACGTGGCCGCCGGCAAAGCATTCGAGTGCATGGTGTCTACATTGGAGGATGCCATCTGTAACGGACAGAAGGTACAGCTGGGCCGGATAGGTAATATCGCCCCCATCTGGCGAAATCCCAGGACGGTGGTGCTAGGGTGTAAGCGTCTTCCGGGTAATAAGTTTGAGAAAGTTCGTCAGGAATACATTCTGGGCGGACGCATCCAGTACAAGTTCCATCTCCACAAGCGATTCGCTGCTACCCGGCAACTACACTGGTACGAGTAGTTAAAGCATATGATAAACCCAGTCAGTCTTCCCACCAGTGCCGGAGTTAATTTTGGCGAAGGTGACGTTAGGCACTTTTCAGAAGGTGATGAAGTCGGCGTGCCCGGGCTACAGGGTCCTACCCGTCAATTAGCGCAGCGTGACAACCTCTTGGCAAGCAAGGTTAACGAGTTGATAAGCCGGGTCAATAACCAAGAGCAATTCATCTCTGTGCCGGTCAATCGAATGATAGTTCCTCCCAGCAGCGAAGAGATCATCGCTAACTTCAGGATTCCTGCTGGTTATGAAGCCCGGGTGTTCAATGCCACGGTGTTTTCATCTCCTGCGTCTTCTTCCATCGAGCTTACTGTTTCCTACAGCGAGGTGATTGGATCGAATTCTGGAGAAGCGGCCGTCACGACTTCGTCTGAATTTTTCACTGGCACCCGGTTTTACCCCGAGGGTGAGTTCATCATCGTCGTGAAGAACACCGGAGCGGTTACCTTGGATATGGGGGCGTCAGTCACGCTGTCTATGCGTCCTCTGGAGGATGCCGTGGTTGCTTCTTATCAGACTTCGCCGCCCACGGTTCCCGGTCCCCCAGGACCTCGTGGTGCCACTGGCGCTCAGGGGGTAGGCGGTGTTTCCGGTCCGAGCGGGTCTCCTGGATTACAGTGGAAAGGAGACTGGGCGAATGCGACGAACTATGCAGTAAATGACATAGTTCGACACAAATATCTTGGTGATGGCGCAGGAACGGTTGCTGTATCCTCTTACATCTGTCAGATAGCACACGACTCAGCGGATGTTGGCAAACCACAACCTTACCTTCTCGACCAATCTCCTTCAGCGATGCCGTGGTGGGGGTACTTGGCAGAGGCGGGAGCGCCGGTTCAGATAGAGTTTAAGGGGCCGTGGTCTGGAACTCATGGAACCTATCACATAAATGATGTGGTTACGTATGTTTCAAGTGGGGCGACATCCAGTTACATTTGCATCGTGACTCACGCATCCGCACCTTCTCCCGCACCGCCTTCCGATCCCACAAATTGGACGGTCTTCGCTACGAGTTCTGCTTCCAGTACGTCGTTTTCAGGACCCACTACCCGCCGAGGATTCTTGTTGTCTAGCAGCACCAGCAAGCCTTACCGAGAGTACGAAGGAATCCCTACGGGCGCTCAGCATTGGCCAATAGACGAGCACACCGTGTCAAGTGCAACCGGCGGGCTGTCGTTCATCAAAGATCAACGACTCTTGAATTTACCGCCCTCGTCTACTCTGCTGCTGATGCTGCC